CAGTAGCTCAAGCATTCAGAGAATTTTTACAAGAGAATGAACAACTAGAACACAAAGGTGATACAATATGGCGAAAATTATAGAAGTTAACATACCAGAAGAATACAAGAATAAAAACAAGTATGAGATATATTCTCATCTTGAACAAGTATCTCAATATGCTCACAATCTTAAACAACAGATAGAAGATAAAGATGCAGAGATTAAATTAAGAGATTCTCAATTACAGAAACAAAGAGCTGATATTATGAAATTAAAATCGGTAATAGGACATCATAAGATAGAGATACACAATCTTAAATTAGATTCAGTAGTAGAAGAGATAGAACACGAAGTAGTAGAGGATAAAGGATTTAACTATATGCCTGCTTCACTTAAGTTCCATGAAGTAGATGGTAATGTACCACAAGACCCAATAGAGAAAAGAAAATGAAGAAAGAAATAAACATAACAGTACCAAAGAATTATTCAGCAGTATCGTTTAAGAAATACTTAAACATACAAAAAGATTTAGCTGATTATAAGGATGATGAACAAGCACAAGATGCATTCCTTTTATATAACTTATGTGGTATTACACCTGAGATAGCTAGAAAGTTAGATAATAAAACAGTAAACAAAGTTAAAACAGATTTGTATGAACTGTTAAACAATCAAGATTATGATTTACAAAAGAAAATTACAATCAATGATGTAGAGTATGGATTTGAACCTAACTTAGCTGAAATGAGTTATGGTGCTTATTTAGATGTATGTAAACACGAAGAGTTAGCATTAGATAAGAACTGGCCTGATGTACTTTCTATCTTATATAGACCTATAACTAAAACAAGTGGAGCTCTATATGAAATCAAACCTTATGATAGTTCAGATGTACTTGACCCGAAAGAATGGTTAGATGTTAACATGGATTTTATGTTTGGTTGTTTTTTTTTCTTCAATCGTATCTATCTGGATTGCTTGAAAGATACCCTGAAATCTTTGACGGAGGAAACATTGACCCAAACTCAAGTGGGGCCACACATCAAGCAGGCTTTGCTAGAAAGTGGAAAACTTATCAATCTATTGTCATCCTCGCCCAAAATGACCTTCTTAAGTTCGAGGAAGTAACGAAAAGACCCTTAGAAGAGTGTTTACTCTACTTGTGTTACTTAACAGATAAGAATAATATGGAAGCTGCTATACATCGCCAGAACATGGCAAAGTATAAGAGATAATCTATACAAATATAAAACCCAATTGTTTTGTTATATAACTAAAAACAAATTGACATGTCATATTCTCGTAGTTTAAGAAAACGAAGACAATCAGGTATCAGCTTAGGTCCAACCATAGGAGAGAGTTCACCTAAGAACTCAAGAAGAGGTTGTTTGTGTTTAGATAGTAACACTTACCATGTTGATTGCTGTGATGGGTACTTACAGAATCAAGGTATAGGACAAACTGAGGTATCAATAGTATCAAGAGGAGCATTCTCCTCAGGATTCTCAAATGGATTTGACATTCAAGAAACAAGATAAAGAACCATGGGTAAAACTAAAGCACAATTAAGAACAGAGAATTCGGCTAATTTTCCAAATAACAATTCTCAATTTATTACACCAGAGAGACTTAGAGATTTCAATACTGATATTATTGATTCTTTAGTTGTATCAAGTGATTCTGGTTCATTTGTAACTACTGCATCTTTCGATAGTGGTACAAGAGTACAAACATTTACGAAAGCAGATGGTAGTACGTTTACAAATACAATACCAGGAGGAAGTGGTGGAAGTACTAATACAGGTAGTTTATTAGTAACCTCATCATTTAACAACACTACAAGATTACAAACCTTTACTAAGGGTGATGGTAGTACATACACTAATAGCATACCAACAGGTGATACAGGTTCATTTGTAATAACTGGTTCTGTTAGTAATGCAACTTCTACATTTACTAAAGGTGATGGAAGTACATTTGGATTAACAGTAAACAATGTAGTAAACTCTACATCATCTTCACATTCTGAATTTAGTGAAACATCAGCAGATGTAATTGTTGGTGTAAAGAATACATCAGGTGTTACCTTACCAAAAGGAACACCAATATATGCAACAGGTGTAACAGGTGAAAATATAAACATAGCAAGTGCTAGTAATGATTCATCTACAACGATGCCGGCTATCGGACTTCTAGCAACAGAACTTACAAACAATGCAACAGGAAATGCATTTACAAGTGGTAAAATTATTGGTGTTAATACTGATGGATTTACTGCAGGTAGAAATGTATATGTAAATACAGCTGGAACGTTTACACAAACTAAACCAACAGGTACAGCATTAATACAAAACATTGGTGTTGTTGGTAAAGTAAACTCAACAGAAGGTGAGATACTAATACAAGGTAGTGGTAGAAGTAATGATTTACCAAATATTACAAGTGGTTCAGTATGGGTAGGAAACGCAAGTGGAGTACCAACACCTACTAGTAAAAATAAATTAGGATTAGCATTGACTGGTTCTAATAACATCTTTGGAGGTAATCAAACATTTAATGATATTACAGTAAATGGAACAGGTTCATTTGCTTATATACAATCAGTAACAGGTTCAGCTAAAATTATAGGAGATGCATTTCTTATATTAAATGCTGATACACCTACACAAAGATATGCTGGTATTAAAATAGAAGATACAGGTTCAGCAACAACCGCTTCATTTGAATGGGATGGTGATAATGATAAATGGATAACAGTAGATGAAGGTGGAAACGCTTCAAATATGTTGGTTGGTCCTGAAGGTACTAAAGGTTCAGAAGGAACTTTCTTTACAAACGTATTAATAAAATCACTAGATGGTACTGGTAAAACAACAAACTCTAGTATTTTAGATAATGGAACAGATGGAGTAAGAGTTTTTAACTTTGCATCAATTGGAACTAACAATGGACATTACCTTGAAGTAACAGGTAGTGGTGCTAGAAGAACAAAACTAACAACAGGAACAGTTCAAGCTACAACTGATGGTAGTAGAACATTCTTTGGTTCAGGATTCTTTGGTGGATATTCAACAATCTATAATGGTGGTGATGACCATGAGTTTGGTATTGTAGGACAATCATCTAATTACTCTGGTGATTGGGTAGGTTGTGGTATTATGAACAACGCTGATGGAGGTAACTCATATACAACAGTATTAGGATTCCAAGATAAAACAAACTATACAGATAATGCGGTAACAGTATTAACACCACTTATAGTTTCACAATCAGCTACATTTAAACAAGCATCTACATTTGATAATGATATAACAGGTAATGGATTTACTCAATTTAATTCAGATGTTGTTTTAGGTGGATTAACAATAACAACTAATGATTTCAATCCAAGAGGTCCTATTAGTTCATCTAATAATATACAAGCAAACAATCTTACTATTATTAGTGAGACAGTTGTAAATAGTATAAGTGCATCATCGTTTGTATCTGCATCAACATTCATTGGTGATGGTTCACAATTAAGTAATATCGCAGGTGGTATCTTTATTGAGACAGGTTCATACTATGCAACTTCAAACGATTTACAAGTAACTGGTTCATTTAGTGTAAGTAAAGCAATTGGTGGACAAAACAAAGATTTAACAATTACATCAAACACTGCATCAGTTGATTTAAGAGATTCAAATACATATACTGTAACTCTTGTATCATCTGCAGATACACATATAGATGTAACACAATTTGGAGAAACAGCACAATCATTAAACTTATTAGTGAAACAACCATCTAGTGGTAATACAGGTTCGATATCATTCTCAAATGACTTTAAGTTCGGTGGAGGATATTCATATCAACCAACACCATCTATAAACTCTGAAGATATTTTATCATTCACAAGATTCGGTAATTCATTATATGGAACATTTATAAACAACTTTAGTTAATATGTTTACACCATTAGCGTATAATAAAAACACACAAATAGAAATAGATAGGTTTGATAACTCAGGTTACTCAACCGATACATCAGTTAAGGCAATGGGTATTGGTATACCTGATACAGATTTCTACTCAATAGGTAGTGGATGTAATGCAGGTACTATTGCAGTACAAGCTTTTCCAAATGCCTCTGATACTAAATCACCATATGGTGCAGAATCAAAATGGTTGTTCTGGTCACATGAAGCTTCATCTGTATCTGCTTGGTGGCAACTTTATATTGCAGGTGCTGATAATACACAAATTGGTGGAGGTAGTAACTACTCTATGTTAGATAATACTGTTGGTACACCAAAAGGAGGATTCTTTGTATCGTTAAGAGAACGAAGTGGAGGTGGAGGTAACAACGATGGATTACTATGGTTAAATAGTGGTAGTGATTGGGCATCAGGTGAAGGTCTCTATGATTGGGATAATCCTGAACCTATTAGGATTGCTATAACATTTAAGAAAGATACACCAGTTAATGAAGGTACATTCTATGCATCTCTTAATGGACAAACAATGACAGCTACTTGGGAAAACAGAAGTGGTTATAATGTACAGGCTAGAAAATGGTTATGTGATATTTGTCCAACAGGTCAAGATGTAAAGATAGGACATGGATATTCTACAAAAGTACAAAGAACAGGTGTAGATAGTGGTTCATTTAGTGAGATAACTTATTTTACATCATCTCTTTCACAAGAAGAAATGAATGCTATAACAGCTCAACCATATGGAGCACCACTTAACTTCTTAAGTAAAAGGAATGATGCATCGAAAGAAAATGAAGCTAATGTTGATTATGTTATTAGACAAGAAAACAAAGTACAAACAAGTGGAGATACAATTACTTCACAATTAAATGGTGTATTTGCATATGCTAATAAAGGACAAACTTCAGATGCACCAACACAAGCTAAAACAGTAGCTGATTCACTTGCAAATGTAACGAGTGGTTCTGCATTAAATACTGAACTAGATGAATATAGATTAAGAGAATAAACTATGAGTGATAAAGTAGATAACAGATATGATTGTCATGAGGATTGTCAATGTACTCACGATGATATAACGAACAAGTGTGATGGTAACTGTCCAACAGATATACCTGATTGGCTTGAACGTAAAAATGCAGCATTGGCGTATAGATAATAAAAAATTACTATAAACATTAATTAACTTGTTATATAGATATATAAATTTATATAACCTAAAAAAGAGAGAAAACTATGAATTCAAACACAGTATTAGGTAAGATTATGACTTTGTTATCTATGGATAACAGAGAAGTTAAACTTACTGTAGCACGATTAGCTGATGGAACATTGGTTGAATCTCCAACTTTTGATGTAGGTGAGTCTTTAGAAATTATTCACGAAGACGGTTCGAAAACTAAAGCACCCGATGGTGAACACCTACTTGAATTAAAGGATGAAAGCGGAAATATAAACAGAATCAAAATCTTTACTGAAGATGGTATCATTAAAGAAAGAGAAAATGTTGAAATCGAAGCAGAATCTGAGGAGGAAAAACCAGAAGTAGAATTAGCTGATGTAGAAACAAAAGATGTTAAACCATTGCCTGAATCAGGTAAGGTTTCACCTATTGAACCCCAAGTAACATTGGAAGAAGAAGACTCTAAGGAAGAGGAATTAGTAGACGAGGAGGTTGTTGATAAAGATGCAGAGATTGTAGATTTAAAAACAAAACTTAAAGAAACTGATGACAAAATCGAAGAGATGAAAGAAAGAATCGAAGAACTTGTAAAGTATTTCGAGGACATCAAAAAAGAAGAAGAATCTTTAGAAGAAGAAAAGAAAGAAGAAGAGGAACTAGAAGCTAAGAGATTAGATGGAGCTCCTGTTGAACAATCTAACTTCTCTAATACAAAAAAGAAAAATACATTTAAGATACCAAATTCTCATAACACGGTATTGTCAAAAATGTACAAATAATTAATTAAACTAAAAGAGAGAGAAAAAAATGAAAAACGTACAAAAATTCGCTACTCAGCCCTCAATCACTAACAGCACATATGCTGGTGAAGCGGCGGCTGATTACATTGCGGCAGCATTGTTATCTGCAAGAACTCTTGATAACAACTTGGTAACAATCAAGCCTAATGTAAAATTTAAAGAAGTGATTCAAAAAGTTGACGTATCATCTTTAGTTGCTGACGCTAGTTGTGATTTCACAGCTACTGCATCTGCTTCAATTGAAGAAAGAATACTACAACCAAAAGAATTACAAGTAAACCTAGAACTGTGTAAATCAGAATTTGTTGATTCTTGGAATGCACTACAACTTGGATACTCTGCATTTGATGATATTCCTAGAAACTTTAATGATTTCTTAGTATCATATGTAGGTGGGAAAGTTGCTGAAAAAACTGAACAAGACATCTGGTCTGGTGATTCATCTATAAATGGTGAATTCGGTGGATTCGAAACAAGTTTATCTGCATCTGCAGCTACACTTTTAACTTCAGCTGTACAACCAGCAAGAACTGATGGAGACGGTGCTATCGTTTCAGGTTCAGTTACTTCTGGAACAGTAATTGCTAAATTACAAGCAGTATATGATACTATCCCTTCTTCTGTATATGGAAAAGAAGATTTAGTAATCTATATTGGTTCTAAAGTTGCAAGAGCTTACCAATCAGCTTTATCTGGTGTTTCTAATGTAGGAGCATACAACAACCAACTTAACGTAGGTGAAAAACCATTAAACTTCCAAGGTATTGAATTAGTTCTTTGTCCTGGTATGAGTGATGATATCATCGTTGCGGCTCAAAAATCTAACTTATTCTTTGGTACTGGTCTATTATCTGACCACAACGAAGTAAGAGTATTAGACATGGCAAATCTTAATGGTTCTCAAAATTACAGAATCATCATGAGATATACTGCTGGAACTCAGTTCGGTGTTGGAAAAGATATCGTATACTATGGGGCATTTTAATAATTAATAACTAAAAAAGGAGAAATACTATGAGTTGTAATATTACAGCCGGAAGGCAAGAAGTATGTAAAGATAGCGTAGGTGGTCTACAAGGAGTTTATTTTATAAACTTCGAATCTGGTTCATTCACAAAGGATGGAAACGGAGAAGTAACTACTTTAGCTGGAACTACTGTATACTATTATGAGCTCAAAGGAACATCTGCTTATACTGAAACAGTTAATTCATCAAGAGAAAATGGAACAACGTTCTTTTCACAAGAAACTACGTTGAACCTTAAGAAACTTACGAATGAAATGACTACTCAGTTAAAGTTATTAGCTTATGGAAGACCTCAAATTATCGTTTGGACAAATGCAGGAGATGCACTATTAGTTGGAGAAGAACATGGTTCTGATTTAACTGCTGGTACAATTCAGACAGGTGGAGCGTTAGGAGATTTATATGGATATTCAATAACAATGACAGGTGAGGAAAGATTACCTGCAGCGTTCTTGAGTGGAAGTACAGCTGCTGACCCATTTGCTGGTCTTGCTGGTCAACCAACAATAGTCTATTCATAAGATAATTGTTAGAAGAACCTTAGAGTTAATAAAAAACAAACCCTTCTCTTAGTGAGAGGGGTTTTTTTTGTCTATATACTACCTATTGTACACTTATGTGCAGATAATTACAAGATAAAGTTAGTTTGTTATATAACTAAAAAAGTTAGATAATGTTATCTTATTACATCAGTCAATCAAATGAATTCGTAATTAGAACTAGAGATACTGGTTCTGGCGATACTTTTACTCTAAAAATGGAGGATATGTTAACTTATGGCACATCTTCTTATCTTATACCAACTAGTTCTTATAACTTTAATCCTTATGAGAACATACTAACCTTTTCACAATCGTTAGAAGGTATAGTAGAAACAGGTCAAGAGTTTAGAATAGAAATTAGTGGTAGTAATAGTGGTTCAATTTATTTTGGCTCACTTCAAGTATTTGGTTCTCAATCAATTGATAAACCAAACTACACTACTCAGAATGATGAGTTTGTAAGTAACGTTACTGATAACGAATATATAGTCTTATAATATGAAAGAACAAGGTAAATTTTCAGTAGTAAACTTCTCAAGACAGGATGTACCCATCATCCAAGAAGATACTAAAACAAGATACAAGTGGGTACCTGTTGGAATATTAGACCAAGATGATTACTTTGGTTTAGTAACAGAAGCTTATAACACCTCTACAACCAATGCGGCGTGTGTAGATGGAGTTGCAGATTTAATCTATGGTAAAGGTCTATTTACAAAAGATGAATCAAAGCAACAAGAATTAGATTCTACAATTCCACCAGAAGATTTAAGAAAAGTATCATTTGATTTAAAATTATTTGGTAATGCAGCTTTCCAAGTTGTATGGAATAAATCACATACTAAAATCTTAAAGATATATCACACACCTGTTCAAAACTTAAGAGCTAAGAAGATACATGGTATGGGTAAAGTAGATGGGTACTACTATTGTTCAGATTGGAATGATGTAAGAAAACAAAAAGATAAACAATTTATACCTGCCTTCGGTTCATCTAATGAAGAGATAGAAATCTATTATGTAAAAGAATATGAACCAGGTAGATATTACTATTCATTACCTGATTGGATTAGTGCATTACAGTTCTCGTTTAGTGAAGCTGAATTATCTAACCTACACCTTAACAATATAGAAAACGGTTTCTTACCTGTTGCAATGGTTAACTTTAACAATGGAGTTCCTGCACCTGAAGAGAGACAAGTAATCGAATCATTATTAGAATCTAAATTTACAGGTACTAGAAATGCTGGTAGGTTTATGGTATCGTTTAATGATGATGCAATTAACAAACCAACTATTGATACACTTCCTATGGAGAACTTACATGAGAAGTATCAGTATGTTGCTGAATATACACAAGATAGAATCCTTGTAGCTCACAGAATAGTATCACCATTACTATTTGGTATTAGAACTGCAAGTAATGG